GTGTGCGTTTTCGTGTGTTCGCCATAGCAGAAATTATCGCTTACTAATTAAGACGAACAGATCATCAACACGCGCTTCAAGTCTAGTAATTTGATCCTTAATCGAACTTCCAGAATTAGGCTTCAATTCTTGTAAATAGGATTTAATAACCCAACGCAGACCCAGTAATAAACTTGTAGATACGGCGCTTACGCCAACGGCTATGCCAACCCATTCGTTTGCGGTCATGACGCATTAATTCCATAATCCGCTTCGCTCCCTGACTTTGGATCTAATGCTTTGGCAATAGGCGCAACAATCGCACCAAGCATAGTTGCATAGGCTGGATGTATGTCAGCCACTATTGCTAGGGCAACTGTAATTCCACTAGCTGCTACAGCTCTTAAATATGACTTAATCGCTGCTTTGTGTTTTTTAGATAGTTTCATTAATTGCCTTTCAGTAGTGGGATGTCAAACTCTGCTTTGTTATTGTCTTGATCTTTTTTGAAACTAATATGTATATGGTGATCGTGTGGCGAATAGCCCTTATATTTACGCCAGCGCCAATTAAGCACCGGACTTGCAATTTTGCCTAAATGAATTACATAACTGATACGGCCTTGAGATTTCCCATATAATCTAATTTGATCTGCCAAGTATGCTGAAAGCCTTTTGTCGTCAGATAACCGAGCAGAAATGTCAAGCCCTCTAACGCATCCTGTTTTTGGGTCAGGGTTGTGGTCTGACTTAGTGGCTCGTTGCATATGTGCCACAGAAGCCAGCCATCCATCACTCTTACGATCCCTGTCTGGATAACACTCATTGACTTGATCTCTGAATGTTTCAGCAGCTTTAGATAAAAATGGCTTCATTAGCCAAGTATGGTTTTGAGTTCATCAGCAGTTAAACCAATGCGATCAAGGATTGCTACTTTAGCAGTTTCTTTCGTTTCGGCTTCGGCTTGTCTTGCCAATTCTGCTGCTTGATTTGCCTCAGCTATCTTAAACTCAGCAACAGTCATCTCTCTGTCAATAATTTCATCTGTTTCAACATTGTGTATTCTTATTATTGGTCTGCTCATTATTTAACTCCGTAAAGTAGGACTGTGCCACCTGCAAAAGTATTTACGCCATTGTAATCAAAAACTAATGAAGTAATAGCAGTATTAGAACGGAAAGCACCACCAGCAGTAATACTCTTATTCGCTGAAGTTGAGTCTACATAAAAACCATTAAAAGTTAAAGGCTTAAATGATGTGGTTGAGGTGTAGTTGTCAATTTTCAAAACCCAAGCATTACTAGCATTGGTTCTTAAATGGGTTGATTCGCTAAGTCTAATGGCAGCATCACTACTGCTTGTAACAGTTGCTGAAGTTTCAATAGTCTGAAAATCAGATAAATTATTAACATTGTTTGGCAAACACCTAAACCTTTGATTTGCGGTATTGGCTGTCATACCGCTAATAACTAAAAACAATGAATTATAAGTTTGTGGAATTGATGAAAGCGTAGTTGTTGCACCTGATAAAGTTGTTGTGCTAATTAAAGTCATACCACCGCTTGAAGGCGTAGCCCATTTTAATCCTGTTGCTTGTGTGCTATCAGCTGTAAGAACTGTGTCATTTGCACCAACCGCTAATCTAGAAACTGTGTTGTCTGCTGTGGCTGCAATAATGTCGCCTTTAGCATCAACAATTGTTTTGGCAATTGCTGCTCCGGCATTTGTGAATACTGTGCTATCGATTGCAGTTCCTAGTGAACGAATCGCAGATGCACCATCTTTGACCAGATCGGTGTCGTCCGGTGTCGTCCAACTGTAATTAGTAGTGGTTGCCATTTTATCCTTTTCCTATGCGACTATTGTAGCGTACTCCCAAGTCAAACTTGGGCTTAAAGTGTTCCATGCCTCGGTGGCTGGAGTTGTATTCCAACGCATCGCCACTTGGCTAAATGCGACTGGAGAAACATTGATTGTGAGGAACAGTTCATTAAACCGAGTGCTCCATGACCAGCCCTCAACATAACCTTCAAAATCTCCACCTGATATTTGGCTCGGTAGGTTTTGAATATGAACTGGCATCCCCATAAATACAGCTAGTAGATCATCCCGATCTGCGTTATCTATTTCAGGGTTAGTGATTGGGAATGTGATCGATTGAAATGCTGGTATTGGGTAAGCTCTTTGGGCTATGTATCGATCGGCAATAGCCTGAGCATCGACAGTTCCATGAACCCGAGAGTTAATTGTTTCGGCTTTGTAGCCATATAGGGCAATTGAAGCGGCATCTGTGGCATCAACTTGCTGATTGTAATTGCTACCATAATTTAGATATATGTCATTCCTAACATCTGCTGAACGCATGATTGTAGATAAGCCAGCGCCTAACGCATGGCGAGCATCTAGTTCAACATAACCATTGTTAAGCAAATAATTCTGTCTATGGTCTGCATCTGCATAACCTATGTTTCCGGCATTGTCCTCATAGATATAACCAAAGGCTGAAGTTGCAATATCTGAAATCACATTGTAAATCGTGTTAGTAACATTTGATTGGGAACTCATTGTGTAAAGACCCGGCTGATCTATCTCGCCAAGTCCTAGATTGACTGCATCTTCCCAAGTTTCGGTTGCGTTGTAGGTTGCCCAAGTTGAGGCTGATGGCACATCGTTCCAAGTTCCTAATAAAACACTTGAAAGAATTTCATAAATTTGTTCGCCATCTTCATCTTGAGAAATGTTGTCATTAAATACTTCTTTTGTTAATCTAGCAAGTGAACCCATAGCCAAAAGCGTGTATTGAACAACTGTGGCTGTCGCTCCAGTAGCACCTACTTCAACAGTTACATCTGTTATGTCGCCACCAAATAAACTTACATAACTTCCCGTTGAGTCTTTTACTTGTAAATCAAATGAGTCATTTATGTCAAAAGGTAAAGTTTGATTATTTAATGCAACCAAAGAAATCTGCAAATATGAAGGGAGTGCCTGTTGGTAAATATCTGTTCTACCTGATTGGTGTTGAACATCTGAAATGGCTATGTCAGTATAATCAACCCCACCGACAGTTAACTTCCAGTCTGGAGTAAAGACTGTCATTGTTAATTTACTCTATCTCTTAATGCGCTAACACTTCTAGCAGATTGAGCGTTTAGGGTCTTAGCAACAGCTCTAGCAGCACCTTCGCCATCTATGGCATTAATTGTTATATTGTTAATTTGACCCATACCGCCACCGCCAAAGTTACCAGTTGATGGAGCATAATTTGAAACGGCTGCTCCGCCTAGATCGCCACCACCTGCTAATTGTGATAATCCATAAGTTGCAGCCACAGCAGCTAAAGCAGCAGCAGCAGCACCAACTGAAGTTCCACCAGTAGCAAATGCGGTTGCAACAGCTGCACCAGCAGCAGCAGTTCGTAGGGCTTTCATGGCAGTTACTAAAGTCATGATTGCTTGAACAAATGCGACGATCTTGGTAGCGACAAATACGCCAATAATAATTGCACCCAATACTGCTAATTCTTTTCTAATACTAATTACAAATTCAAGAGTTGATTTAATCTGCTCGCCAAACTGGAATGCGCCTTCAGTAGCTTCAGTTATACCAGCAGTAACGCCATCCTCGCCAGAGAATCCAGCAGCAAATGCTTGAATTAAAGGAACGGCAGTTTCTAAGAAATAATCTGCCAATTCTTTGACAATAGGCAATAAAGCAGTTCCGATTTGCTCTTTAGTTTCATCGACAGCGATAGTTAATTGTCTAAACTTAAACTCAGCATTGGTAGCTTCATTATCAATAAACCCTTGATAGGTTGCCCGTAACTGATTAGTGGTTTCCTCGAAAGATTGGGTTCTAAGGGTAGCTGCATCAATTCCTAAACCTAACTTACCCAAAGCTGTATTTGACCCGTCATAAGCCCTTCCTAGGGCATTTGTGACGCTCTCTAGTGGCTTGCCTGTCGCTATGCTGATCTCTTGAGCCAAAGTCAATAAATCTTGAGCCTTAGTTACATCTTGAGTGGATCTGATAAGTCTTGATAATGCAGGTCTTAAAACATCATCGGTTGTAGCTGTTGCAATAGATTGTTTAGTTATGTATTTATCAATTGCTGAAATTTGATCTTCGGTGGCTTTAGTGCTTGATCTAATAACTTGCTCTAAATTCTTGCGACTCTTTTCATCCTCGGCTGCTGCCTTTACTGCTGATACTGCAAATGCGGTAGCTGCTGCTCCAACAGCTGCAAATGCTAATGCCGCCTTTTTACCAAAATCTATAATCTGCGCTGCTGATTTATCAACTGCTTTTTCAGCATCTTTTAAGCCTTTTTGTAAATTATCAATATCCGCAGCAAGTGCGATTGTTAATGGTTTAGCCATCATTTCCACTCACCTCTAACTTCTAGCACAGCCTTCTCAAATCTCTTAATTACATCCGGTAACATTTTTCTAATTGTAGGATAAATAAACCAGCCCTTAGCACCAATACCACTTGGAGATTTACCAGACCAAACTGGGAACTGCTTAAATCTATTTGATCCAAATTCAACACCGCCACCAATTCCAACTTTAGGTTTATCGCCCTTGCTGGAGAATTGAGTAGTTGCTCCACCACTTAGTTTTTGACTTGCTAAACCAAATCTAATCTCACCAAGTAAAGATGATTTTTTAACAGATCCGCCATCGGCAATTCTTTTCGCAACCTTATTTGGTCGGCCGGAAGCAGCCCTACGGATCTCAGATAATTCATCCTGTGCTATTTCGCCTACTGCTCTTTTCATTTGATCTTGAGCAGTATCATCCATTTGACGCAACACTTTAACGATAGAGTTTAATTCTTTTTTATCATAGGCTATTGAAGGAGTGGTCATTTGTGTCTATCCTCCAATATCTCTAACGCTGTTAAAACATCCGATCCATCTACCCATTCGCTCATTGGAATTTGAGTTGCTATTGACAACTGAACCAATAACCGGCTTAGGCTTCCTACTGGATGGCTTTTGGGTTCACATCACCGACTTGAATATCGGCAACGGTTTCCATCCATGCTTCATAAGGTTTGACAGCCTTACCAGCTGCTTCTCGCTTATGTGCGTGATAAGCCAAAAACATTAAATCATTAACGCCGATCTTTTCAGATGCTTGGCTGATAATGTTTCCTGTTTTCTGCTCCCACTTAGCCCACTCAGGCGGTTGGGCTGTGTAGATTGCTTCCTCGCCTGAGTTATATGTAATTGTAATTGCTAATTTCATTTGTTTGCTCCCGTTTTATTGATTAACTAAATGACTCTGCTGGCACTCCAATAACTTGGAATGATAAAGATACAGTTTGAGCATCTGGAGCAGTTCCTCCGGCTGATGGCCATACTGGTAATACTTGGAATGAGAATTGTGCTCCAGTTGCAGTTGTCATAACTGTATTGATTCCTGTATCTGGTGCTGACTCTGCAACGCCCCATAGAATCTCACAAAGAGATCCGGTTGCGCCCCAGTCGGCTAACATTTCAACATCAAATGTGAAGTTGTTATCAGTTACTTTAAAGACTTTTCCGTCTAGTGTCTGATAGGTCTGACGATCCATTTCGCCAGTAAGAGTTGCAGTTGTAGCTTGTGCATCGAAATTGTTACCGCCGATTGTGAAGGTAACATCCCGACCTGTTATAACGGTGGTAGGCATTTTCGCTCCTTATGTTGTTTGTTGATAATAGGTTGAAACATTTATATCAGACACCAACAAAGTTGATGCTCCGACTTGTGTAACTGTTGGTCTTTCGACCGATCCGACAATATATCCCGCTGGAATAATTGCCAGAATGCTCATAAGTAATTGCTCGATATTGTCAAGCGATGCTGGATTGCTGTTATATGCAACCGCAGCTGTAATTGTCATATTGACTCGACATCTAACAGATGACTTACCAATAGTTTCGATTTCAAGATATGGTGATGATGGAACTAAAACAACTGCTGGCGGAATTACGGACTCAGGAACGAAACTGTAAACATTTCCTGCAACACCTGCTAATGCAGTTGCAAGTGGTTGTCTAACAGATGAAAGAATTGTGGATGGTGGCATTATTGACAAATACCTTCAACATCTACATAAGGCCCGAGAATTCCAATTACGCGTGAATATAAACTGCGACCCATTCTGTAAGGTGTAGCTGTAAAATCAACGCCTTCAATTTGTCCGCCTGCTGCAACTCTTGATTGGAATACTTCAACCGAGATTGCAAAAACTGCTGATCTAACTGATTGATTTCCAACATAAGTTGATGCGCCTGTTAATGTGGCACTTC